CCTCGTCATGGGGCGTTTCGGGGTATTTGTCGCGACGTACCTGGACGGCGGTGCAGCGGCAGTTCCATCCGTTAGGCGGATAGTAGGAGGCCCAGAAGGGGTCGGAGGGCGGAAGGGTGACGCCGGCGAGGGCCGCATGCTCGGGGCGGACGTGGTCGTCGCCGGCGGTGCGGTACTGGAGATTGTATCGGTCGCCGTCGCCGGCGATCTGCTCCCATTTGGCAGCCATGGAGGCGGAGGCGTGAGCAAAGTTGTACTCGGCGCGGAGGTAGTGCTGATTGTAGGTTTTGTCGATAGACTGAACGTCATTCAAAAAGCGTTCGAAGGGCTTTCGAACGCCATTCTCATCGAGCAGGGAGGGGAAGGCCTCATTGAGCTCGTGGAAAGTCTTGATGCCGGAGAAGATGTAGTCGGAGTCGGTAAGGCGCCGACGCATGGTGTCGCTCATCCGGACGTGGCTGAAAGTGCTGTCGAGGATGGAGGCATGGGTAGAGATGAAATGCTGGGCCTCGCCGGAGGTAAGGATATGAATGTCGAGGGTAGCGCCCTTCTGGCGGAATAGCGCGGTCATGAGGCCGCGGAAGGCCTTGGAGAGGCGCTGCTGTATCTTGCTTCTCTCGTCGTCGGAGAGGGTGATAACGGGCTCGAAGCCCCCGAGCATCTGCTGGTAGCGTCTGTGCAGCCCCACGTAGTCGTCATGTCCAAGATGGACCATAGCCTCGGGAAGAGGCAGAGGCGCGGTGGGGCTTAGTCGAAAAAAGGTGTACTCCGGCTCAGCTTCCCGGCGTTATCGGCTTTAGTATTGTTGTCGGCCTGAGGAGAGAGATAGCCACTTAGGCGCTCACCGACGGGCATGGAATACTTCTCGGCGAAGTACTGCGGGTCGACGTCATAGCGGTCGGCAATCATTGTCTCATAGGCGACCTGCTGCTCGGGAGTGTAGTCGACGGAGTCGTCCCAATCGAAGCGCAGGCTCTCGAGCGGGAAGCCGTGGAGAATCATGCGGGGGATGAGCTGATTGTTGATGACATCGCGGAGCATGTCGGCGTCGGCATCGACAAGGTTCTGGAACACCTGTAGGTGAGTCTGCGACTGTGAGAGCGAGGAGCCGTCCTCGATGGTCATAGTCTGCCCGATGATGAGCTTGGAGAGCTCTGAGTTGGCGCGGTCGACGCGCTGATTGTAGACATTATAAGCGTCGCCGCGTGAGGACTCGATGAACTCGAGCTCAGTGTCCTCGGGCAGGACGGCAGAGCCAGCGAAGCCGAGGGAAGAGAGCTGCCTGCTGATACGATTGCGCTCGGCCTCGTCGCGAGAGGAAGTCTTGGCGACACGTAGCGGCATGCCGAAGATTTCGCCGAACGCGTCCCAGAAGGCGAGCATGTTCTTTTTGGGGATAGTATGCTGTGCGGCTTTGAGATAGAGTCCGAGGTCGTCGGGCTGCCCTGCCTCGATGAGAGAGTCATAGTAAGCGGGGTCGTGGTAGTCGATGCCGGAGGTCCAGTCCTGTCCGAGATTGGTAATGACGCGGTGATATTCTGGGATGACGTGCTTGCGAGGGATGAGCTTGACGCCGCTGTATGTTGGGCATCCGTCGCCGTCGGAGGTGACGTCTGGAAGCTCTATGAGAGAATGGCCCCAGTAGCGGCTCTCGAGCACGAGTCGGCAGAGCTGCTTGAACCAGGATTGGTCGAAATAGTGCTGCGCATCCTTGTCCTTATTGCCCTTAGTATCGACGAGCTTGAAGGACCGGGCCATGACGAAGCCGACTCTCTGCTCTACGCAACCGGAGAGATGCGAGTCGACCTCGACATCGCGATAGATGTCATAGAGCCGCTGTCGAGAGGGCGAGTCGACATTGATAGCCATCTGCCAGGCCTGCCTCCAGTCGGCGATGTCCTTGCGTGTGAGGGCGTCGGTGGAGCGTTGCAGGGCGAAGAGTGCCGCGCGTGTTCTTGTGTCAGCCTTGGCGAGATTGATGTCGCCGTAGGGTGTGCTCAGGACGTCGGAGCGCCCTGTAAGGTGTCTGAAAAAAGTTTTTATGTCCATTACCAATTATGTCTTAGAGGTTTCTGAGAATTGAGGATGATGCCGGTGGAGACGTTCTCTCCGGAAGAGTCGGCGCGCGTGGGCAGGTCGGGGATGATTTTGCCGGCCTGCACGCCCTCGAGCCATTTGACGGCCCTCTCATAGCGCTCCCGTCGCACCTCGGCGCCGAGCTTGGAGGGCATGGCAGAGATCATATGATAGAGTGCGATGTCGCAGGTGTACATAACGATGAGCCGGTTGCGTGCGTCGCTCTCGGCCCGGAATATGGCATCGCAGTCGTAGACGGGCCGGAGATAAGAGGCTATCTCCTCCTGCGCCTCGGCCTCGGCATTGGAGCGCACCTCGGCGGAAGTCTGCGAGACCACTCTGAGGGCAGCGTCGCCGATAACTACTTTGTAATCAATATCAGAGATAAACATAGCTTGTAGGATTTACGATGAAACAGATGAGAATTACCACATTCCCCGTGCTCTGGGGCGCGGGGAGATGATGGGCTGGGCGGACTCCTGGCGCGAGCTGCGCTGAAGGAGCCAGATAGCCCCTTCGTCGGCGTCGGGGGCATCGTCGTGGACACGGGAGCCGCGCGAGAGTGCGAGTGTCTGGTCGATGCCTACCTGCATGTCGGGGGAGTCCTTGAGGGCGGCGTTGTAGTAGACGAAGCCGCGCTCCCAGAGTGGCGAGACGGCCTCGATGCGCTGTATCTTCTCGGGCTTATGTCGCCGGTCGGGCATGATGGGCAGCTGATATCCGCGCGCCTTGCCCTCGGCCTCAAACTCGTCGAGGATGATGTCCTGCATAAAGATGGCCTCCATATAGAAGAGAATAGCGGCCTTGTCGCGTGTGCGCTCATATAGATCGTAGAGCCAGCGCACCATGCCCGAGACGGTATCCTGGCGCACATAGCAGTCTATCAGATGGAGCTCGGAACCGAGCTTACCCCAGAGTCGCGAGGCCTTGTAGTCGTTGGCCGTTGTGGACTTGAAGGAAGGGTCGGTATAGCAAATGAGGCGGTCGTAGGAGCGCAGGGGCGGGAGACGCTTGAAGCGTATCCACTCGGCTCGGAAGATGGAGCCCGAGAGGATAGGATTGTGCATCATCTCCTTCTCCCAGGCGCGGTAGCCTACGAAGTCGCGATAAGCCTGCGCCTCCTGACGTGTCCATTTCTCCTGCCATACGGGTTCGCCGTCCTTGTCGACGGCCTGAATGCGTGAGAGGTAGACGCCGTGCGTGGTGGCGAGATTGGCGAGGACGGAGTTCTTGGAGATGAGATTGCCGACCATGATAAAGCGTCCGCGCCCGACATCGAGGGAGCCGAAGAGGGCCGATTTGACCCATTCGGTGAGGTCGCTGACTCGCTTCTCGTTGCGACAGAGCTCGTCGTCGTCGATATCGTCGACCACGATATAGTCGGGGCGTGCTTCGCGATCGCGGAGACCGCGAGGCGACTGTCCACGTCCGCAGGCAAGAAACTTGACGCCGGAGGCAGTCTTGAACTCGCCGTCCTGCCAGGAGCCGTCGGACTGCTGTAGCCCGAAGTCGGCGATGAGGCGCTGATTGTATTGCAGCTCGGCCTGAATGTCTCCCAGGAGGCGGTCGGCGGCGTCCTCCGATTTGGAGACGACGACCATGAAGTTGATGAGCCTTTTGGGCTGAAACATGAGCCAGAGCGGGATAAAGATGTCGAAGTGGGTAGACTTGGCATGAGCTCGGGGCCACATAAAGACGGCCTTAAGGTCGGGTGTGGCTTTGACTTTGCGAGCAGCGGCGTTGTGGAAGGGCGCATTGTGAATGGTGCGGATGACCTCTCCCGTGGCCTTGTCGCGCAGGCGAAGGTAATGGGGGAAGTAGTATTCGCAGAAGGCGGGATAATCGCTCTGGAGGCGGCGTATGCGCTTCTCCCTGAGGTGAGCGTCTTCGCTCACGAGGAGCGCCGTATCGGTGAGCGACTGCACCTGCTTGCACCGCTCCCGCCACTGCTGCAAAGCCTGCTTTTTGTCTGCTGAGGAAGTCATGGAGAGTTATTGCTTAATGCCCATCTGCTCGGTGATGTATAGGTCCTGATACTTGTTGATGACCTTCATGAGCTCGGGCGTGACGTCGGGGTCAGTCTGCGAGCGGTATTCGAGCCATTTGGAGAAGGCCATAAAAACCTCGATGGCGTCGACGACGTTGGCCTTCTTGTCGAGCTTCTCGATGACGGAAGAGAGCTTGGCGAGTTTGTCGCCGAGGCCGGCGAGGAGTGTAGGGTCGCCGGAGCTGTTAACCTGTGTGATGAGGGTGTCGATGGTGAGCAGGAGCTTATTGACGAGCTCTGTGCGCGTGACGCTTTTGGCGGCGCGTATTTCCTTCCAGTTGCCCTCGACGCACCATTTGGAGACGGAGGTACGGGAGGCGCCTATTTTCTCGGATATTTCTTTTTGCTCCATGCCGGAGAGGTAGAGGGAGCGTGCGAGAGCGCGCTGCTTCTCTCTGTCGGCGCGTGTGCTCCTCCCGGAGCGAGGCGGGCTGTCCTTTGCCCCCGCGGCCTTCTTTGCCTTGCCTTGAATGTCTGCCTTTGCCATATTCTGTATACGATAGTAGTTGTGTCTGTACCCGATGCCGGCTGCCGCAACCGCAGCCCCGGCGCTCTACATGCAAAAGTGAGAAGAATTGAGAGCCGAAACAAAAAACGATGAAACGCCTGCACGGATTGATGCAAGGATTGCATTAATTTTTGGATGGCAGATAATTAGATAGTAATATTGCAGCGCAAAGAATAATAAAACCACGAAGAAATGGGAAAGCGAGTAAGAATATCGAACGGGAGCCTGAACAGCTACGGTACGCGTGTGCTGACCGACGGGATGGACATAGAGCAATACAAGCGCAATCCGGTTCTGCTGTACATGCACCAGAGGGGCACAGTGATAGGCTACATGAAGGACATCAAGAAGGAAGGCGATGACGTGACGGGCGAGCCGGTATTTGACGAGGCCTCGGAGCTGAGCCAGCGCTGCAAGAACCAGTGGGAGTTCGGCAGCCTGAAGATGGTAAGCGCGGGGCTGGAGATCATCGAGATGAGCGACGAGGATAAGCTACTGGTGGTAGGCCAGACATCGCCGACCATCACGAAGAGCCGTCTCTACGAGGTGAGCATAGTGGACATCGGTGCAAACGACGACGCGCTGGTGCTGCGCAGGGAAGGAAAGCAGATAACCATGGGCAGGGACGGTGAGAACCCACTGCCCTCAATAAAGATAAAGACAATGGGAAAAGAGAAAAAAGAAGAGAAGGCGGCCGTGATGGAGCATGAGGCCGCGCAGGTGCAGGCCGTAAAGGCAGCGCCGGAGAAGGAAGAGAGCGAGCTCGAGAAGGAGAACGCGGAACTAAAGAAGGAGATAGCGGAGCTCAGAAAGGGCCGCATCGTGACGCTTGTGGACAGGGCCATCGAGGAGCGCAAGATCGATAAGGACAAGCGCGAGCAGTTTGTCGATCTGGGCAATAAAATCGGCGAGAAGGAGCTGGGCGAGGTATTCGCGGCGATGTCCCGCAGGGTGAGCCTGAGCGAGATGATACACACCTCGGGCGATGAGACGGCGCAAGAGATGAGCCTGAGCAAGCTCAGCGCCGAGGAGATAGAGCGGCTCAGAGAGAGCGACAGGGAGCGCTATGCGCGTCTCTACAAGGCTGAGTACGGCATGGAGCCGGATATGGATATGGATTAATCAAAACACAGACATAACAATCAAAACACGAAAGACAATGGCAACGGTATTTAGAGAGATTTGGACCGGAGAGATGGTCAAGAGCCTGAAGGGCAAGATTGACGGCACGTGGCTCGACGGCGTGCCCGACATGAGCAGCATCGCCGAGAATGACGTCATCCACCTGGTGGACGTGGGTGTGGACCCGGAGGTTTTAGTGAACAACACGACCTACCCCATCCCCGTGCAGGCGTTAGAGGACAAGGACATCGCGATAAAGCTGGACAAATTTCAGAGCAAGGCGACGCCCATCACCGACGACGAGCTGTATGCGGCCTCGTATGACAAGATGACGAGGGTGAAGGAGGCCCATGCGGAGGCTATCAACATCGCGAAATTCACCAAGGCCGCCCACGCGCTGGGCGAGAGCAAGGCGACGCTGTTCACCAGCGGCAAGAAGGGCGCGGATCTGCGCTATAAGATGTGCCTTGACGACGTGATAGCGCTGAAGGAGGCGATGGACGAGAAGCATGTGCCGGCGGAGGGTCGCAGGCTGGTGCTATCGCCCGACATGGTCAACGACCTTTTGAGCTCGGAGCAGAGCTTCAGAGAGCAGTATAACATCAACCGCGCCGACGGCACCATCGGGAGGCTGTACGGCTTCGACGTGTACGAGTACGCGCTGACACCGCTCTACAAGCAGGACGGCACCAAGCTGGCTTTGGGGGCCACGGCTCCCAAGGGCGCGGAGAGAAGCGCGATAGCCTTCTATGTGCCGCGCGTGTTCAAGGCCACGGGCAGCACGAAGATGTACTACAGCGAGGCCGCCACCGACCCGCTCTCGCAGCGCAACCTCATCAACTTCCGTCACTACTTCATCTGCATGCCGAAGAAGGACGACGCGAGCGTGGTGATGGTGAAGAAAAAAGACAATTCTGACGCCTAACCCCGGCAGGGTAAAATCACGTGGGACCTAAAAAATTTTATGTGCGACATAAAAAAATTTATGTGGGACATGAAAAAATTTATCTCCCACATGATTTGAAAGGCTTGCCGGGGTCAATAAAAAACAATCAGACAATAAACAGACACGAACGAAATTAAAGAGCAAAAGAAGATGATTTATTTTAATGTTATCAAGCGCAAGAACCCGAAAGACGGGACAGTGAAGTATTATGCACAGGCTTACGGCCGTCGCCTAATCAGCCAGAAAGAGCTGATGGAGGATGTGGAGAAGCAGACCAGCCTGACGAGCGGTGACGTGAAGAACGCCATCGACTCTCTGCTCTATGTGATAAAGAAGAATTTGTCGGACGGACGCAGCGTGAAGCTGGACGGCATCGGCACATTCTCTGTAAGCATCAAGAGCAGGGGCGTAAGCAACAAGACTGACTTCTCGACAGCTGATGTCAAGAGGAAGATGATCAATTTCCGCGCTTCGACAGATCTGAGAGAATACATCAATCAGAGCTCTGTGGCAGACTGGAGCTCCACCTTTGGCAGCACATCGGGGACCGGGAGCTCGGAGGTGAAGCCGAACGTATAACGAACTACAGAAGTGGGAAAGCTGGAATATCTGGTAATCCACTGCACGGCCACGCCTGAGGGCCGGGAGGTGAGCAGCGCTGAGATACGTCGCTGGCACACCTCTCCCCTCAGCGAGGGCGGCCGAGGCTGGAAGCGGGTAGGCTACACGGATATGATACACCTCGACGGAAGCGTGGAGCGCCTGGTAGAGAACAACGAGGACGCGTGGGTAGACGAGTGGGAGGTGACCAATGGGGTCAAGGGCTACAATGGTGTGAGCCGCCACATAGTCTACGTAGGCGGCACGGACAAGGCCGGACGCCCCATGGATACCCGCACGGCGGCTCAGAAGGCCGCGATGAGGCGCTATGTGGAGGACTTTCATCAGCGATTCCCTGAGGTGGCTATAGTGGGCCACAGAGATCTCAACCCGAGGAAGGCCTGCCCGAGCTTTGACGTAGGGGCATGGCTGAGGAGCATAGGAATAACGGATAACGTAAAGACGAGATGAGCGCAGCGGAGACAGTAATGAACATCCTGCAGTGGGCTGTGCCGAGCGGCGGCATAGGGGCGGCGATAGCGTGGATAGCCAACCGCAAGGCGGGCAGAGCGCGCGCAGCCAAGACGGTGCACGACACCTACAAGGCCATGTACGAGGACATCAGCCGGCTGCTGGAAGAAACACAGAGGAAATATGACGACAGTACGAGACTTACGGAGAAGCTGGTGGCGGAGAACAATCTCACGCGGCGGGCGCTCAACCGCCTCTCGCGGGCTATTGAGGCCATTCAGCTGTGTCCTCATAGGGCTGTGTGTCCTGTCAGTGACGAGCTGCAGGACGACGGGGACGGCAAAGGGCGCGGTAGTGGAAGAGAGGAGCGGTCAGCAGCTTCGGGACAGCGTGAGCGAGAGCGAAGAGCTGACGGCGATATGGCGTGAGGGCGTGCGCCCCGACAGCGTGAGGATGGAGATACCTGTCGACACGCTGCTAAAGCTGCCGGAGGGCGCGAGCTACAGCTTGCGAAGCGGTAGGGCCACGATAAGGACCTCCGTAAAGCGTGAGAAAGGCGTGAGAAGCCCCGTAATCGTGGTAGAGGCGGGATGCGACAGCCTGGCGAGGGAACTGAGGATGCTGAAAAGCGCAAATAAGGCTCTCTCGCGGGAGATTTCCACCTCGGACATAAAAGAGGCGAAAAGCCGCCATAAGGGCTTAAAAGCGGCATTTTGGGGATTTATAGCTGGACTTGTGTCCGGCGTGATAATAACAATTAAAACAAAAAGGATATGGCAAAAAGTGTATTAGACGGAACCGACTTGATACTGAGTGTCGGAGGCAAGGCTTTAGGATTTTCGACGGGGTGCAAGGTAAGCACTTCGACGGAGACGGGCGAGCGAGTGACGAAGGAGGCTGCGGCCGGGAAGTGGAAGGAGAAGTACGTGAAGAGCTTCAGTGAGAGCATCTCGGCCGACGGCTGCGTGCTGACGGACGGTGATGCAGATATGCCGACTTACGACCAGCTGAAGGATATGATGCTCAAGGGTGAGCCTGTGACGGCGGCATACAACCTGCGCGACGGCGACCAGCGAACGGGCAAGACAGCAGGCGGCTACACGGGCAATTACATCATCACGAGCCTGGAGCTTGACGGCCAGGCGGGCGACGATGCGAAGTACAGCCTGCAAATGGAGA